CCGCTTTAGTCATGATCTGTGCCTGCTTATTGGCAATCGCCAAATATGGAGACTGCATCGGCACACCTGTGTTTGGGGCTTTTACAAGTAACCCAGTTTTGGCAATGCCCGCTTGAGCCTTTCGATAAAGGTCTGCAGCACATGCCCAGACCTCAAGCACCGACATGTCCAACTTCTTGAGCAAATTGGGCGGTGCGCACTCAAGCGCATATCTCCAAGCAGCCTTTGCCCCATCGGGCATGTAATCAGGTGGTTCAACCAAGTCGCCAATTGGCTTTGGTTCGCGCAAATTCGTTCGGCACTTTTGAAGCGTGCCTTTGATTTGCTTAACTTTGGTGGGTAGCGGTTTTCGACCGGCCATAAATATCCATCTCTGGGGGAGCCCCCCCCTAGTTCAATTTGCACGCGCAAAAATTTGAGCTGGCGAGCGCATCTTTGGGTACCAAACGTAGAGATTTAGACCCCCTACCCCCCTGAAGTGCGCCGCGAAGTCTCCGCAGCTGTCTTACGGTTGTGACAAGACACACACAAAGCTTGAAGGTTCGCCGTATCTAGGCGGGCACCTCCATCCTTAATGGGTAGCACGTGGTCCACAACTTCGGCAGCAACCGTCTGCCCTCGGTCAGCACACGCCCTGCAAAGTGGGTGCAACCGCAGGAAATTGGCACGCAAACGCCGCCAATTACTTGATTGATAGAACCCCACCTCTTTGTCAAAACTACGCCGCATACGCCCGTAATCGCGGTGAACCAAAGCACGGTGGCTGTCGCAGTAGCCAGGGTTAGCCAAGACAGCCATACATCCCGGATATCTGCAAGGAGTTGGCGCACTTCTTGGCATATCAATCGGCTTTCAAGAAATAAGCGACACATCGCGTAATTAGCTTGGCTTCATCTCGATTCAGAGCGTCAATGCTTTACATCGCAACGCACACAGGAGAACGCAATGACCACCGAAGCAAACACCACCTTCACCGTCGACGAGCTTGGATTCATCCAGCTCGCATTGAACAAGGTCCTGGCAGCAGTTGCCAACGGGGAGCTAGACCTCAACGCGTTGGCCTGCAAAGAACTCGCCAACCGAGGACTGGACAAGCAAGGCCATTGGGTGGGCTTTGCAAAAGCCGAACAGATTCACAACGCATGAAAGGTAACGCCATGAGCAAAACCAAACAACAAGTCATCGAGCGGATTGCCAAAGAGCATCTGCACATTGAAACGCTTGAAACACAAAACCGTGACCGCGACGACTTTCACGACGTAGCGGTTTGGTCAATCAAGAGCGCGCTTGAAGCCGCTTACGCCGCAGGTGCTTTAGCAGCACAAAACACATCAACAACATCGAAAGGTAAAAAATGAAACTCACAGACAGCCAGCGCCACTTGCTTGAAGCAGCAGCCAAGCATCCTCAAAAACTGTTGACTGACTTTCCAGCCAATCTCAAAGGCGGGGCACTCATCAAAGTGCTCACAGCACTTGGTAACGCAGAGCTGATCTCCCCACACAGCAAATCACCAGAGGGAACCACACAATTTGTGATCACCCGCTTAGGGCTCGAAGCGATTGGAGAAAGCTCAGCCACGCCGACAAAGCAACGCGATGGAACTAAGCAAGCGGCCATGATCGAGCTGCTTAAGCGCCCTGAAGGCGCAAGCCTCGCAGATCTTGTTCAAGCGACCGCTTGGCAACAGCACACCGTCCGAGGTGCGATGGCTGGGGCTTTGAAAAAGAAACTGGGCTTGAACATCGTGTCAGAGAAGACCGATGGTCAAGAACGTAAGTACCGCATCGTTTGAGGTGAACATGAAAACCATGACCATCACCATCGAACGCACACCCCGAACTTTGAACTTTGGAGGTGAGCTGGTTCAAGTTGAAGAACTCAGCGTCGAACTCCCGTTTGCACGTAAGCCCTGCAGTCTTGAAGAGGTCGGGGGATACGGCAACTACAAGGTGCTCGTGACCGAAACCAAAGAGATGACCACGGAGGAGTTCGACACCTTCGGACGAACGCTCCTCAAGTCACGCGAGTGGCTTGCAGGCAAAGGCGGTGGCACAGGCGATGCATTCTTATGCATTGAGATTAAAGCACCTGGTCGGCCCTACCTTTACGTCAACCCAGAGGGTGGTGACTACGCCCGGTACGTGGCAAGACTTGGCTAATCACCATCAATTGACTTCAGAAATTAGAAACTCAATCGGATGAACAACATGAAAACCGTAAACCAAATTAAAACTCAATACGCCGAACAAGCGGCACTGAAAGCCTTACTGCATGCACAAACAGTTCTCGAGGCAAACATGCATGAGATGGATAGTTACATTGAAAAATTCAAAAACGCCACCAATCCAAATGACAAAGCAGCCGTTTTGAATTGGTGTTTGAACCACTTGGTTTGCAACCTCACACCGCATTTGCGCTTAGACCTGATTGCCAACGCCCAAGCGGAGATAGCACGATCCTGAACCTGATTTTTGCTAAGCAGATTCAAGCTCTACAGGGGCTTCCAACTCCCGGTTGGAGAGCACAGCCTTTTCGCCTGTGTATTCCTCCCAGCGTTTGACGATGACGTCGACAAACTTCGGATCCAGCTCAATCAGTCGGGCCTGACGATTCGTTTTCTCGCAAGCGATCAGCGTTGTGCCTGAGCCGCCGAAGAGATCGAGCACGATGTCACGGCTCTTGGACGAGTTTTGAATCGCACGCTCCACCAGCTCAACTGGCTTCATCGTGGGATGCAAATCGTTGACCCGAGGCTTGTTGTAGTTCCAAATGTCCGACTGATCGCGGTCACCGCACCAGAAGTGGTCAGTGCCTTCCTTCCAACCATAAAGGATGGGCTCGTATTGGCGTTGGTAGTCCGAACGACCAAGTGTGAAAGTGTTCTTGGCCCAGATGATGAACGTGGACCATTTGCCACCAGCATCAATCCACGCCTTTTGCAGAGTGTGCAACTCTGAGGAGCTCATGCATACGTAGCACGCACCTTTTGTCACAACGAGCAAGTTCAAGCAAGCGTCGTAGAGGAATTGGTAGAAGCCATCGCCCAACGCATCGTTCATGATGCGACGATCCTTGCCGCGCATCTTGTCTTTGGCACTGTTGCCATAGTCGACGTTGTAGGGTGGATCGGTGAATGCCATGTCAGCGAGCTGGCCATCCATGAGTTTTTCAACATCTGTGAGCATGGTTGAGTCACCGCAAAGGAGGCGGTGGTTGCCGAGAATCCACAGGTCACCAGGTTTGGATACAGGTTCCACGGGTGGCTCTGGGACTGCGTCATCTTCGGTCAAACCACCGCCAGCCTCTCCATTGAGCAGTCGCTCGAGTTCTTCGTCGCCAAAGCCTAAAAGACCAAGGTCAACCTGTGCACCTTGGAGCTCTTGCAACTCCAGCGTGAGTAATCCGTCATCCCACCCAGCATTTAAGGCAATGCGGTTGTCGGCAAGGATGTATGCCTTCTTTTGGGTCTCACTCAGGTGAGCGAGTTCGATGACTGGAACCTCCTTGAGACCAAGCTTTCGTGCCGCAGCAAGGCGTCCATGGCCTGCAATCACACCATGCTCTCCATCAGTGAGGATGGGGTTGTTAAAGCCAAACTCGGAAATAGATGCGGCAATCTGTGCCACTTGTTCTTCGCTGTGGGTCCGTGCATTACGGGCATAGGGGATCAAGTTATCCACAGGGGTCATACGTACCTCTGGGCGAATTTGTGAGTTGCTCATGCGAATTCCTACAATTGACCCTCAAGAAAGTGGGTCAGATGAATATCGAAGTGAAAGAAGGAGTCCTCGCCCGCAGATTGAGTAAGGATTTCAAAGACGAGGGGTTTATTCCCCTGCAGCCGGGGACTTATAAGGTTTCATGCCCCGCAGAACACGGATACCTGGCTGTGATCGTTTCTGCCGAAGTGATTGGCTACATCCATGTGGACAAGCTCGAAGAGTTCGTGAAACAAGACCTTGTTGTGATTCGCTGAATCAAGTTGCTTTGATTCCCAAGGTATCGAGAATTTATCTGATTTCAGATCGAAATGCGACACCCTTTTTTGCGCCGTTTTCGTCACTCGTCGTAACCTAATAGGCACTCACCTGAAGTCGTTGGAAATATTGCCCAAAATTGCCAACATCTCATTTGGGCAACATTCCAAGTCTTCCCCCTTCACGTTTTGATTTGGTTGATCACTTGCAGCATTGCGTACTGCCAGTGCCGCTGCGCTGTTCGGGAGCAACAGCCAAAGCGTTGACCAATGTCGCGCCACCCATAGCGTCTGGCTCGCATCCATACGAGCTTTCGTTGTTCAACCTCAAGGCATTGAATCCAGCGCATGACCTCAAGCATCTCATCGACCTCAGCGGGTGACGGTGGAAACTTGATATAGCGACGCTCTTCGACCGCGCTGCGCTCAGTGCCTGTGTTTTTCATCTCAGGCCAGTAGCTCACATAGCCTTGCACCTTGACCGCTGGCAGTCGGTAGGCCGTACGTGCTGCTTGGCGAAAGCGCTCGCCAACGCTCTCGATCGTGTGCTCATCCAATTTCTCCCCCTTTGTTTTTTATTCCATAGAGCCTGTTGCCGATGCGCTCAATGAGTTGTTGTTCTAAGAAATCGAGCCTTTGATCGTTTGCAGCGATCACGAGCAAGTGGTTGTTTTGCCAGCCCTCGCGCTTGGTGCGCTCAATGTCCATCGGGATGGGTTGAGCGCGACCGAGTGGAGATGAGTAACGAACGTGCGGGAACTTCATCTCACATCTCCTCGTTGTTTTGAATGGCAAGGTTTAACAACGCAATGGCATCGGCTTCGTTGTCATCGCTGACATGAAACCCGAGCTCTCCCACCGCCTTGATCACCTCGTCCTTGGATACATTGCCTTTGCCGCTGATGTGTCGCTTGATCGTTCCAACGGGCACACCCTCGTATGGGATTTGGTGGTGCTCACACCAACTGGTGAGCGTGGCCATGAGTCCGCCGTAGACATGCGCAGCATCAACACCAAGGTGTCTGCGCACTTCTTCGAAGTACACGGCATCGATGCCATGCTCATTGGTTGCTTTGATTTCCGTGAGCCAGCGTTTGAAGCGCAGAAAGCGCATCCCACCACCCTCAAACCGTTGCGGCTTGAAACTCACAAATCCGTGCGTAATGCTCCCCGCTTGATCGCGAAGTGCCCATCCTGTCGTCGTGCCCAAATCAAGGGCCAAAATCGTCTTGAGTGTCATAGTCGTCCTTGCTCTGACGCACTGACACATATCGACGTTGTTTTCTATATTCCCTCTATTACGCGTACGCGTGAGACTCCGATAATAGAAAAACAGCGTCGAGCTGCGTCATGCGTCAGTCGTGTGTCTGAAAGTGAATCCTTTTTGATTTCTTTTTGGTCTCAATCGACCTCGTGAGGTGTGAAGCGAACGGGTGTGCCTTGCTTCAAACCGATGCCTTGGAAGCCGCGAACACCACTTGAGTTGCGCCATCGCTCCACTCCTTTTGAGATCAAAAGATCAGAAAAGCGACGCTGTGACCCTTGGTACTCACCGTTCGTTTCTGCCCATTGCTTCCAGTCGTTGTAGAGCTCAAAGGTCAGCGACTTGGCGTTGCTCACCAAGACACACCGCTCATCAATCCATCTGCCCATCACGTCCTCAGACTCGAAATACTCATTGGTAGCTGAGGTAACGGAGGTGGGTTGACGCAAGCCTTCGCGTTGCCACATGAGGCAGCCCTGAACAGCCCAAGCCAAGATCCCATCGCGCTCTTTGAGCAACTTGCTCTGAAGCATGTGGTCACGCTTTTCTGGTGGGATGGTCAAGGTGAAGGGGATCAAGTGCATGCGCCGTTTGATCGCCTCATCGATGTTGCGAATAGCAGGCTTGTGGTTGCCCGAAATCACGATCTTGTAGGCGGGCACATAGGTAAAGAAGTCTTGGCGCATGAAGCGTGCAGAAACTCGGTCTCCCCCTGTGATCTCCTTGATCTTGGATTCATTCCAGCGTCGGCCTTGTTCGGTCTCTGTGGCGGTCACAAGGCGTGAACCCATCAAACCAGCCAAGTCCGTTGGGTGACGGTCGTTGCGCGACTCCATGAAAGTTTCCATAGGCGCATTGGCGGCGTAGTCTCCCATGATGGTGAACAAGGTGTTGACGAAGACAGACTTGCCGTTGCCACCTGTGCCATACAAAAACAGCAAAGCGTGCTCTGTGGTCAGCCCCGTCAAACAATACCCAGCCATGCGCTGCAGATAACCCAAGAGCTCTTTGTCACCACCTGTGATTTGCTCAAGGAACGCAAGCCACTGAGCACACTCGCCCTTAGGGCTTGCAGTCGTGATCTTGGTCATGCGGTCAATGCGTTGGTGGGGACGAAGCAAGCCAGTCTTCAACTCGATGACACCTTCGGGCGTGTTGAGCTGCCATGGGTCTGGATCCCACTCATCGATGTTTGCCGCATGCTTGGGGTCTGAGCGAATGATTCGTTCGACCGAGCCAATCGTGGACGCGCTTGCAAGCTTTGACTTGAGTTTTGGCGTATCGGCCTTGCGCGAAGCTGCGCGACAAATGCCTCGCGAGAGGTGCTGCACGTAGAGCATCTTGTCCTCGATCCAGCGTTTGCCGTTCCACCAGAACCACTTGCCCAACTGAGCGCAGTAGCGCAGGTCTATGCCATAGCGGTTGGTAAATGCGATCGCCAGACCATCCTCTGTGCTCCAGTTCACGCCGTCGACCAAGTCAACAGATGAGGTATCCACCTCAGATGGGTCTGGGTCCTTGGCAATGGGTAGACGGTGACCTGTGAGGATGAATCCATCCACATCAAATGCAACCTCTTCATCGCCTTGCGATTGAAGCTCTGCAAACGCATCTGCCGCATCCCACCCTGTTGGCTTGTAGTCTGGCGGGATCAAGATGTCGCATGAACGAGCGCCTGCTTCCAAGGCTGCCTTTGCAGCCGCTTCGGCGTAGCTCCAACCAGGCGCATCTTTGTCTGGCCAAATCAGAACGGCTTTGCCTTCGAGCGGCTGCCAGTCTGTTTTGTCCACAGGCGCGTTTGCCCCTTGCATGGCTGTGGTTGCGCAATACCCGGCATCAATCAATACTTGAGCACACTTTTCGCCCTCGACCAAGATGACTGTCTCTGAGCCCAACATGCCCGGTTGGTTGTAAAGCGGCCTAGGAGTTGGTGGTGCCATGCGACGCTTTTTGACATCCCATGGACGGAACTCCTTCTTGCCTGGCTCTGGCTCATAGCGTGTCACCACAGCAATGAGCTTGCCTGAGGAGTCTTGATACTCCCACTTAGCAGTGGGCGCACCGAGCTCGTCAACGGCTGGACCTGATTTTTTTAGCCTTGCTTTGGGCACATCAACCTTTGGCATCCCAAGAATGTCTTGGGCTACCTCAATCACACGAGCGAACTCGTTCTTGATGTCCAAGTTTCGATTGCCCGCAATCAGGTGGAAAAGGTCCCCGCCTGTTCCCTCAGCTCTGTCTGTCCAAAGTCCGGTTTTAGGCCCCGTCAGAACAACCTCAAGGCTGTCACCTGCCGCACCATAGATATTGCCTACGTAGAAGCAGTTGCGCTTGATCACACCTGCTGGAAGCAAGTGCATCAGCACACTCTCGACGTTGTCGATTAACGCAACTCGCACTCGGTCACGCATCTGATCAGCATCCCCCTGAGCTCTTCGCTCAGGGCTGCTGCCTTGCTCATTGAAGTCAAGCACTCTGTCCTCCCTTTTTGTATTTCTTGATGGCCTGTGCGGGAGCAGCTTGGCTCATGTAGCCCGTTTTGAGAGCCACCTCACGGATGAAGTTCGCATCCAAACTGATCGTGCTGGCCCAAATGTCTAGGCGCTGGTCTTGCAGGAAATTCCATGCGCGGCACTTCTCCACATGCGTGGCATGAAGGCAGTCGTAGATGGCTTGGCAAATGACACCAACCACCAAGTTGGACTCCGGGCACTGGGGTTGCGCCTGACGAGAGAACATTCGAAAGATGGTTGAAATCTTTACCAGCGGCTCTGCGGGCTTATGCATTTTTCTGGGATCAATGTTCATCACGCACCTCCCCAGCAACGGTCAGACCATGAGCAGAACTTGCACTCAAAGTGCGTTTGATCCAAGAATGCGCGTGGCAGCAACTCACCCACCTCTGTGGCTTTGAGAATGCGTGCAGCACGGTCCGACATGCGCTGCGCCAGCTGCGCGTCAAACGGAACCAACTCAGCGTAGATCTCCATCGTGTCGGCATTGACTGCCGTGAACAGCGCAGGGTTTTCGTACAAGTTGAGATAGCTCTGATACACGGCCACCTGAGCGGCATAGACGGGCTTAGAAACTGAGAGCTTGTTCTTGACCAGGTCCTTCCATGACTTGGCGCTCAAGCACTTGTTTTCCCATAGCGCTGGGTATGCAAAGCCCTCGGGGCCTCCAAGCAAGATGCCATCAATGTGACCGCGAAGCCGCCCCTGCGCGAGAGAAAAACCAAACTGGTGGCCATCGCTCTTGTGCGTTTTGAGATCAAAGCCTGCAAGACGCAGCCACCCGATGACCATGTCCTCAGTTTGGTGACCGCGCTCGAAGACGCGCAGGATTCGGCCTGAGAATCCTTTGCCCTGATCAAGCGGTGCTTTGACGTACTCATATTGGAGCTGTCGCTCACAGGATGCACCAAGCCTTGACCCACCAATGTAGGTTCGTGGCGTTTGTGCATCATTTCGTTTTTGCATGGCGTGATCGATCAACCACTCGATCTGTCCGCTCACGCTTGCGTTTGAGTTGAAGTCCATCATGGCTTCACCTCCCAAGGTAAGTCATCCTCCATGTCCGCAAACGGGTTGGTTGAAAGCGCTTGTGCAGCAGCGTCCTTGATGGGGTCGCTCACAGGCTTGCCCGACATGCGGACAGGTGGATATTTCGTTTGTTCGTGTGCCAGCGCCATGGCTTCTACATAAGCCGTGACGATGGCGTTAATGACGCTGAGTGCCTCTGCCTCGCTGTAGCTGCCAAGCGGCTTGTCAAAGCCGATCTCGGACGCTGCTTCACCGAAGAACTTCAAACACTTGCGCATGCACTCCAGCTCTAGCTCTGTGGCATCAACCATGAACTCCTCCGCTGGCGTTGCGTTGTCGATAGCTCTGACCCAGCTGCCATACATGCCGTGAAAGGCACGCTGGCAGCGCGGGGAGCAAAACACCCAATCGATGGGGTAGCGAGCGGGCGTACCCACCCGCTGCCGGGTGTCTGTGTGTGAGAAGCCCTTGGCTTCTCGTGAGCAGACCCAACATTTCATGCTCCCCGTCCGTTACTGAGCCCAGCTAGGCTTGCCAGCCACGGCTGAAGTTGCAGGTCGTGACTGAGGGACTTGGGCGTTACCCGCAAAGCTCGGAGCCACAGCGGCAGGTGCGCCTGAGGCTCCACCACCAGGAGTTACCTTGCTTGGGACGCCCATGAAGGCGGCGTAGTCCTTATGGTCAGGCTCCACGGCAACGCGCACGATGTTGCGGTCATCGCCTCGACCGTTTTTTTCCACATCCACGCGGGCCAGGAACTCAACACCATCGAGGTCAACAAATCCATTGATGCGACGTGCGGCGGATGCTTGTGGCGAGTTGTCCTGCGGGTGAACATTACGAGCGCTGTTGAGCAACGCACGAATAAAGCCGCGCCCCATTTGCCCCCAAGCTGGGCCCTTGACCGAGTGCAGGCCAATGTTTGTCCACATCTTGCGTTTGGCGTATTGACCGCCAGTGACCACAAACTCAGCGGCCAAGTAAACGGCACCGGTATCGTTGGATTGCGTGGCATAGCCATCAGTCCAGCCTTGGGTGTAGTCATCAAAGCCACCGGGTTTGATGGTCATGCGAACAGGAACGATGGTTCCCTTTGGGATCAGGTCAAAGCCACTTTGCTGTGCCTGTGCGTCGTTAAAGTCGTTCCAGCTGGAACCAGAAGCATGAGTCGTATTCATCTTGAATCCTTAAACAGTAGGTTGATTGGTTTGGTTCGCAAGTGGCTGAGCACTCACGTTGAGACACTTGTTGATGAGCTGGCCCAAGTCGGGCGCTTCAAGTGCTTCGAGACGACCCGAACGGTCTTTGCTTGGAAAGCCATAGGGGTTGTCTGCTCGAGTGACAAAGGCGCGATAGGTGCCACCGTTCTCGTCCTTGATAGGGGCTAAGGTGATGACTTCATCGAGCACACCAGGTAACTCAAGTCCTGTCTTGCTGCCTTCGAGCTGGAGCTGAAAACTGCGGCGACCGATGTCGTCTGTTTTCTCCTCCAAGATGGCAACGAAGATCACGTGCTTGTCACGCACGTGCTGCAAGTGAGTGAGCGCGGCGATCATTTCTTGACCCAAGAGTCCATAAGCACCACGGCTGTCGGGCTTGCCCGTTTTCTCGCTAAACGCTTGGGGCTGCGTCTTGCACCATGCAAAGCAAAGGCGTGAGAGCACCGTCAAGCTGTCAACGAAGTAGTAGTCGTACTTGGACAGTTGGGTTGGGTCGCCGTATTTCTCACACACATGATCGAAGTGAGCCTGTGAGAAGGTTTGGTCTTTAGTCGCCGTAGGCATAGGGCCAGCCAGAAACACCACGAGATCGCGGAACTCCTGCCAAGTGCGTGGACGCACCGTGTCCCCTGTCCATGACTTGACGGACAGATCACCAGCTTCGAGGTCAACAAACAAGGTTGACTTAGCGGGCAGCGTGTGCAGTTGGCTGGTTTTACCGATACCGGGAATACCGACCAAGCAGATCTTGGCGCTGTGTTTTTCGCGCAGGCGCTCTTCTGCAGAGATGATGGGTAAAGACATCACTGCACCTCCACACCGTTGAACTCGACCTTGATCGAGGGCTTGCCGCCTTTAACCGTGCGTGCATCCAAGAACTGCTCTTTCATGTTCGTGGGCCATGCGGTGAAGCGTTTCTCAGAGACTGAGAACTCCACATCGATGTACTCGGACAGGGGCTCGCCTGCGGCAACGATGCGCTCAGCTATGGCTTTGAGCTTTTCCTGATCCCAGCTCACGCGCTTGGGCAAGTCGTAGCTCACAGAGAGCGGACCGTCATTGAAGTGGGTAGACCCAAAGTCGCGACCGGACTCTTGCAATGCGCTGCGGCCTTGGCCACCAAAGCGCAACTCCATAGCGGCGTCGAGCTTTTGGCGGTTTTCCTTGGCCCACTTGAGCAAGTCATCCAGGTTGGTGGTGGCCTCAACCAGCTTGGCGTGAGGCAGAGCGGCCAGTTGATTGACCGACATTTCCGCAATCTCTGCGGGATAGACCATGAGGTTTGACATCTTTCAGGCCTCCGCGCTTGCAATGCGTGAATGAGGGTTGGCGTACAAGCACTCGTGCTCGTAGGCCTCGACGTCTTCGATTCGGTACATGACCTTGCCACCGATCTTGAGATAGACCGGGCCAACGCCCTCCGTGCGATAGCGTTCAATGGTGTGAACGGATTTGTTCCAGCGGGTTGCTAGTTCCTGCTGTGTCAGGTGCCGTGACCTGGTAGCTTCTGTCTGCATTTGCAGCTCCTTTGAGAGTTAATAACCACCGGCTGACAACGCTTGCGTATGCATTGCTTACCGATGGAAGTGATCCTCTCGAAGCGACTTCCGTAGACCATTACTCAGACTACTCAAGGGCATTACTCAAATGCGTTTTGAGTGCTCCAAATGCAGAAAACCCGGCCAGACTGGTGTCTGAACCGGGTCGAGATGTTGTGTAGTCAAAAACTAAGGGGTGCTAGGTCTTACTGTGCGAATCACAAGCGAAAACTATGATTTGGCAACTGGTTCTTGACGAATTCACGACCGACTCATATCGGCCATTAGCTGACGGTCACAGCACTTGCCGATAGCAGTAGCTCGTGGAGCAGATCGGCCAGAAGCAGAAAGTCATTAGCGCAAGAGCATGGACCAGTTCGTCGCTGATTACCGGAATCAGGGCT